ATGACTTATTGATATCTTCTGTCTTTCTTTCTAACATAGAAGAAGCAAAGAATCATTATGATGTTAGAGGTTCTTATTCATCCGAAATCGGTAGAGCATTGGCTTTTCAAAAAGATAAGCACATTCTACAAACAATCGGACAAGCGGCTCAGGCTTCTGCAAACGTATCTGATTCAGGCTACGCTTCAGGAACTGTCCTAACAAACACTTCAATCGCTAGTGCTACAGCTGCTACAGCTGCTAACGCTGTGATTGATTCACTCTTCGACGCTGCTAAACAGCTTGACGCAAACTTTGTGCCAAGAGAAGGACGTAAGTGCTTCATCAGACTTGAAGAGTATTATAAATTAGCAAACGCTACTAACGCTGTGAATGTTGACTTTAGTGGTCAAGGTTCTATTGCTGAAGGAAAAGTATTGAAGATTGCTGGTATTGAATTAGTACCAACACCACACTTTGTGGCTTCAGACTTCTCAGCTTCAACAAACGTTGATGGCGGTTCTGCTACAGCTGGTGGTTCAAATCCACAACAAGTTAACTTAGCTAACTATGTTGCATTGGTTTGCCATCCTTCAGCTGCGGGTACTGTTAAGCTCATGGACTTAGCAACTGAAATGGAATATGACATAAGACGTCAAGGTACATTGATGGTAGCTAAATATGCTATGGGTCACGGAGTGCTCCGTCCTGAAGCAGCTGTAGGTATTAAAGAAGCTTAATCGTTTCTTATACTTAACCTTGAGGGGATGGCTTTGGCTGTCCCCTCTTTACTGAGGAAATTATGGCAACACAAATAACACCAACTACCGAGTTACAAGCTATCAACACTATGCTCTCTGCTATTGGAGAAGCACCTGTTAACTCAATTAGCGGCATAACAAACGTAGATGTATCTGTCGCTATAAATATCTTAGATGAAACTAGCCTTTCTGTACAAAGTGAAGGCTGGAACTTTAACACAGAATACAATGTAACTTACTCAATAGATGATGATAGTAAGATTCCATTACCTTCCAACTGCGTCCAAGCTGACGCTCATGCAACACACAGATATCAAAACGTAGTAATACGTGATGGTAAGCTGTATGACCTAGATAAACACACTGACGTTTTTACAATCGTCCCACCATTAGATGTTGTATTAGTACAACAATTTGAACAACTACCTGAATACGCTAGACGCTATATTACAGTAAAAGCCGCTAGACGTTTTGCAGCTAGATTCATAGGTGACGCTGGTTTATCTGAATTAATGAGCATAGATGAACAGGAAGCTTATAATAACTTTAAGCAGTCTGATTCTAGAAGTGAAGATGTAAACATACTAGAAGGTGACGCAAATACATATTCTATAATTAACAGACCACCTAGAAGGACTTATTAATGGCAGTAGTTTCACAGTCAATACCTAACTTCCTGAATGGCATAAGTCAACAGACCCCTACACAACGGGGTATTAATCAAGGGACTGAACAGATTAACTGTCAGAACAACATAATTAAAGGCTTAGGCAAACGCCCGCCTTCAGAATATGTAGCTACAATAGACAGTACAAATGTGTTTCCTAACACTACAAAAATATGGAACATACAAAGAGATGAAAATAATAAGTACATTGTTGCATTTTACAACGGCGGTGTTCGAGTATTTGATTTAAACGGAAATGAAAAAACTGTTAGTTACCCTGACGGAACATCTTATCTTACAACTACAAATCCTAAAAATGACTTTAAGATGGTTAACATTGCAGATTTTACTTTTGTATCTAACAAATCTATTACACCAGCACAAAGCGGTTCAACTACAGCAGCTAAAGTAGAATACTTTTACGTGGTATTTAAGGTAACCAACTTTGGTAGAGAGTATGCAATACATCTTACTCACCCTGATTTACCTTATGGTATTAATGCAATTATACAAATGCCTGATGGCAGTGACGCTAACCATGACACAGATTTTAGAGACACCGCAAAACTGATTGATATTTTTAGATATGGAACTGGTAGTCAATATTGGAACACTTCATCTAGTATAGAATTTAAACTTACTAGAGCAGACACTGGAGCAACATTAACTAGCTCACAAGGACTTTCTAATTACAGTGCAGTTACAGCAGAGTTTACATTTACAGAACACCAGTCTTCACTGCGTGGTTATGTAGTAGACCAAAACACTAGCTACACAGTAGAAACACATGATGGTGCTGGTAATGCTGAACTATATGCTGTTAAAGATGAAATACAAGATTTTACTAAGTTACCTTATTATGCAAAGTTAAATGACAAGATTAAAGTAACAGGTGACGCTGGTGATACTACATCAGATTACTATGTTAACTATGTAGGCAATGGTGTATGGGAAGAATGTATAGCACCTAACACAAGTACAGGTCTAAATGACACTACAATGCCACACGCTCTTATTAATAATAATGATGGTACATTTACATTTGCTAAACAAAGTTATACAGACAGAGACGCTGGGGACAGTATTACAAACCCTGACCCTTCATTTGTAGGGCAGAAAATACAAAACCTTACATTCTATAAAAATAGACTAGGTATATTAGCTGGGGAGAATTTAATATTATCAGGAAATGCTGATTTCTTTAATTTCTTTGCAACAACAGTAACACAAGTATTAGATACAGATATTATAGATGTAGCAGCTTCAGGTACAACTGTTAACGTATTAAGAAATTCAATATCATTTAACGAGACCTTACTGTTATTCTCCGACACATCACAGTATAAACTCGCTTCAGCAGCTGAGACAATTACCCCGACCTCAGCTGTGTTGAATGAAGTATCAACATTCTCACACAATGCTAATGTAACACCTGTAGCTTCAGGTAGATATGCTTACTTTTCACAAATACGTAATGCAAACACAGCAGTAAGAGAATATTATTCAGACAATGATACACTAACTAATGACGGTTTAGATGTTACTGTTGCGGTACAAACTTTAATACCTGACAACGCTTATTCAATATTAAGTAACACAACAGAAGATTCTTTAATAGTGCTGTGTTCAGATACAGCTGACACTCAGACAGCACCACACACTACAGGAACAGCTGTATCACCTACCAATGCCAACACAATGTATATGTACAAATACTTCTTTGATAGAGGTGAGAAAGTACAAACAGCTTGGTCTAAATGGGAATTTGCTGGTACTAAAATAATAGGTGGCATGGTAGATAATAGTTATATTTATTTATTTGTAGTAGAAGGAACAGACACAAAGTTACTACGCATTGACTTACAAGATTTATCAGATTCCACTATAGGTCATAATGTATATCTAGACCTTAAAAAATCTGTAACTGGAACTTATGATTCAGGTACTGACCTTACTACATTCACTAGCCCATATGGAGTTAAGACAGGATTACTAGCTGTAAATGCTAGCACAGGAGCTGATTACACAGCAACAAATACCACAGGTTCAACATACACACTAGAAGGAAATCACACTAGTTTAATTATAGGTGTGCCTTATGAATCTAAATATACACTATCACCACAGTACGTAAGAGAAGCTTCAGGACAAGGTTCAATAGCTGTAACTTCAGGTAGATACCAAGTGCGTACTATATCGTTTGATTATGAAAACAGTGGGTTTTTTAAAGTAGAAGTAACACCTGAGAATAGAGATACATATACTACATTTATGAATGGTTACGTTATTGGTTTAACAGGAACAATAGATAACCCAGCGATTTCGTCAGGTACTATTATTGTCCCTGTACAAAGTAGAAATACATTATTTACATTAGATATAAAGAGTAGCTCACACTTACCTATGTTTATTCCTAGTGCTGAAGTGGAAGGTTACTACCACAGACGTTCTAGGAGAATATAATTGGCATACGTGAGGCGGGCAATAGCAGCAGACATAGCTTTTCTTGCACCTAAGATAAGGCAAGCAGACAGAGACGAAATTAAAGCGTCAGATAACATAGAAGCTGGAGAGGCTCTTATGACACCTTTTCAGTATACAGGACATAGAACATGGAGTGTCATAGGAACAGAAGAAGAATATGTTGTAGGCATGTTTGGTAGTGTACCAACGTTAAAGTCTGACTATGGTGTGGCTTGGTTATTATCTAGTGATGAGTTATTTAATTACAAAAAAGAATTTATAAGACAGTCACCTGAATGGGTGGCACAAATGGGAAAAAACTATAAATATTTATACAACTGGGTAGACTGTAGAAATACAAAATCTATTAAGTGGCTTAAGCATTTAGGTTTTAAAGAAATACAACGAGATGAACATTATGGCAAAGGTAAAATGCCATTTTATTTAATGATGAAGGAGATGACATAATATGTGCGGCGTCGCAGAAGCAATGGCAGTAATGTCAGTAGTGCAATCTATACAGGGTTATAATACACAAAAAGCCCAAGCTAAAGCTCAAGAGCGAGCTAATAAAATTACTGAGCAAAACACTAATATATCTTACCTTAATGACATCCAAAAGATAGAAGGTGAGACAGTAGAAGCCGCTAGAGAATTTTCTTTAAAAAGTTTTAAAAGTAAAATGGACTTACGCAAGAAACAAGCAACTGCACTTAATTTAGGTTTTGGTAATCCATTTAAAGTAATACAAGATTTAGCTGGAACAGCTGATACAGATTACGTAGAACTGCAAAATGCTTTCTTATCAGATATGTACAAAGCTAATTATCAATATACACAAGCTTATACAAACATGAAAGCTACTCGTGCTAAATACTTAAAACCAGTGCAATATCCAAACTTACTGGGAACAGCATTGCAGATAGGAACAACTGCTCTTGGGTACTCACAAAATCCAAACGCATTGTATAAACCTCAAAAACTTTTTCAAGCTACAACAGCTGAAGTAGGTAATAAAGCAATGTATGGATGGGATGTTAACGCCCAAAGAAATTTAACAGGAGAAGCAACTCCGTATTTTGATATAGGATTAAAACGATAATGGCATATGAATCTAAAGTAACAAACAAATACTTCGGCACTACATTTGCTGGTGCTGGTAAAGCGTCTGTAGAAGACACAGCAGTGTCAGGACTAATTAAATCATTAAAAACAGTGCAGCCACAGTTAGAAAAACTTGGACAAGAATATATTTCTGAAAAAGAAAAGTTAGCTGCAACAGAAATTAATAAACTAAGTCTACAAGGTAGAAGTCCACAAGAAATAAAAAGTATAATAGATTCAGGAAAGAATGAAGCTTTAAGTAGTATGTATGCAGACGCTACTAATAATCTTTGGTTAGGTAAATTACAAGCTGCTAAAGACATTCAAACAGCACAAGAAAACATGGCTAATTACAATCCTGATGAACAAACAATGGATGAATTTTTAAGTGATAATATTAATTCCGATTTTACTAACTCTGATAAATATTATGCCAGTGGATATGCTGCTGAGTTTAATGAAAAAAAAGCAGTTATGTTGTCAGAAGACGCCGATTTTAGATTTAAACAAACTTCACAAAAACGAACACAAGAACTGGCTTCTTACATAGCGACACACGACGCTTCCACAAAACTAGAGGATGGAACTTCAGTAACATTCTATGACCGTATAGATAAACAAAGATATAGTAAAAAACAAATAAATGACGCTACTTTATTATATGCTAAAGGAATAGCTGCTACAGCTACTGATGTCATGGAAATAGATAAAGCACTGGAATTTTTATATACAGATAGAGGAACAGGCAAACAAGGAATGAAATTAGGTTCTCTTGTATCAGCTAAGAATCTTGAAGCACTAGAACTTGTTGATGTTTTAAACAGAAAAAGAGTTAATTTAAGTAACCAAAAAAGATTAGAGGAACAATATAGAACGGCAAAAGTAGTTAATGACAGCTTCTTAATGGCTGCTAAAGGAGATTTTAACGATAAGCAAGCATATAAAAATTATTTGTTAGACAACAACGTTTATTCCCAAGAAGCTATGGATACATTTGATAGAATAAATAGCAGTAATACTTATTATGCAACAACTGTTGAAGTAGACAATTTTAAATATGCTATTAGTGAAGGAGCTTTTCAAAATAAAACATATAACACTGTTATTAATGAAGCTTTAAGCAGAGGAATACGTGTTGATAATTCTTTCCATGTATTGTGGGAGAGAGCCTCTAAAGGTGAAGAACCTGTTTATATAACTAACAACACAATGGCTAGAGAAATAGACACTGTATCTAAAACAATAGCTATGGCTGGTATGGATGGTCAATTTAATCCATCTATAAAAGCACGAGTAGATAGATTCTTACAAAGAGAAATGAATGTTTGGTACTACAACCAAGACGCTGCTCCAACTGCTATTCAAATAGAAGATTATATACGTAATGTATTAGAACCTCGTGCAGCAAAACTAATGCAAGAAGGAAGCTTTGGAGCTCAAGAAAGCGAAGCTTACTCTCCGCTGTCTCCTAAACAACAGAAAGAAATTGAAGGACAAACACAGCTAGGAATTGATACTACTAGGAATCTAGAAGAAGTACAAACTTTTAGAGAAAAGTATAGGAAAGGTGAAAAAGCTCCTACTTCTGCTGAAAGTGTGCGTACAGGTGCTGCTGAAGCAATAAAAACTTCTGAAACTAACAAAATGATAGATGACTTTATGGAAGGTATAAAAACTTCAGATGATATAGCCTTTGAACTCCCTGTATTTGACAAAACAGATATTAACATAAACCGTCTGTTTAATCCTGAGCAAGGGTTTCAAGAACAGGAAGTATATCCAGCAGTGATAAAAGCATTTTCTGACCTTACAGGAGTAACAAATCAAAAACAATTTGATGACTTATTTACATCTTTTAGTGCAGAAGGTATTGATAGGGTAGGAGAATTTGTTACTACGTTATCTGAAAAACTGGGTATACCCCCTAAATTGGTTGAAGACTCTTTAGATTACTTTGGAGAAAACTTGGCAAATATAGCTAACGAAGAAAGAATGAAAAAATATAGAGGTGAGAAATAATGGGGTCATTTAAAGAAAAGTATGGTAAAAATAAAAAGAAAAAAGAAGATATAATTATAAAAACCGTTGAACCTGAGTTAGAAAAAAAGACTGAGGTTGAAACAGCTAGACACCTAAACAAAGCGGGTGATGAATACTTAGCGTTAGAAGAATTAAAAACTGAAAAGTTTATAAACACAGCTAGAGATTTTTATAATTACAGAGAAGAAACAGATGAGTACACTTCAATGAACGCTGCTGATATTTTAGAAAAGTTTTATGATGATAGAACATGGGGAAATTATAATACTGTTTCTATGGGGGCAGACGTTTTATTTACAGGCGGTGAAGAAAATAAAGAAAGACTAGCTCAATTTGCATACATTCAACAAACATATGCAAGGCTGCCATCATTTTGGAATGACCCTAATAGAAGTTTCGGGAGCTGGTTAAGTGACGCTGGTGCAGCTATGGTAGCTGACCCTGTTAATTTAATAGGTCTTGGAGTAGGGCGTGTAGCTGCCAAAGAAGCTTTTAGTTTAACACTTAAAGAACAACTTAAAGGTAAAATGGCTAAAGAAGTAGAAGAAAAAATAATACATCAGATTACTAGAGAAGCTAATGAAGAAGCTTTTGGTAGAGCAGTTAAAAAAGGGGCAGTGTATGAAGGAGCTATTGGTGGAGCAATAGTAGGAGCACAAGACGCTTTATTACAACACTCAGCTATTTACTCTAACGCACAAGAAGAATACAACTTAGGTCAAACAGCTGTTAGTACACTTGCTGGTGGAGCTTTTGGAACTATGTTTGGAGCGGCTGGTTCAGCTTTTAGTTTTAAATTAACGTCTAAACAAATGAATAATACAGCTATTAAACAGCTTAAAGATTTACATGATTATGGAATAGAAGGAACTAGCGGAAGACCATTGTTTAATGATTTACTAGAAGTTAAACCTGAGAATCAATTATATAAAAATTTATCTGTTAAAGAAAAGAAAGACTTAGAAATTAAACGTAAATCAGATTTAGATTTAGAAGGAGATGTTGGGGACATAATAACAAGACTAAGAGACCCCAATGTAACAGGAACAGGAAAACCCCCTGAAGAAACTTTTAACTACGATAGAATAGATGGTGTAGAAACTAGTAAATTTATACAAGCTACTACAAGACAATTAAAAGAACAACTTGAAGAAGATAAAATATCATTAAATGAAATGCGTCAAATTGCCTACAAAATGGGATTAAACCCTGACAAGGTTCTTAAAAGAGGTAGAAAGATAGCTGAGAACCGTGAGCTTTTTGCAGAATTAATCTCTTTAAGAGAGTTAATGGTTAAAGAAGCTACGGACATTAGTATTTTAGGCAATAAATTAAACAGGTTAGATATAACACCTGAGGAAGAAAAACTTATTATTGATGAGTTATCTAAACGACAAACATTTTTTGATGAGTTAGTTATTGTAAATAAAGACGCACAAAGAAATGTAGCACGAGGAACAACTAGTGGAAGAGTAACAGCCGAAGCCGCTCGTGCAGCTGAGCTTAAAGTAATGCCTGAAGACCCTGTTATGAAAAAATTAAAACAGGAAAATCCTAAAGAGTTTTACAAAAGAATTGCTCTTCTTGATGATGACAAACAAATTATTCAAGGACTACAAAGTGTAAAAGATTTTAACAGCTGGGACTTAGCTGCTGAACATGTAAATAACAACTTATTATCTTCACCTGACACACACATATTAAACATTACTTCAGGTCTTACACAAACTTTTTGGAAGCCAGCAGTAATGCTTTTAAGGTCAGCAAATTTATCTATAAGTGATAGACAACGTTCAGCAAGTATAGCTAGAGAATCTGTAAATACTTTTATTCAACAGCTAGTATATACAAAAACAGCTTTAAGAGAAATGATGAACGCTTTTAAAGCTGGTAGACCCATATTAGATAAAAGACAATTAAAAGTAGACAACAACATTACACAGGGAAACTTACAAAGATGGATGAACGCTACAGCTGAAACTTTTACTAGTCCTTTAGGAGCTTTTGGACGTGGACTTCAAAAAGGTATTATTGAGCCTGCTACCTATTTAATGACAACCCCATTAAGAGTGCTTAGTACTGGGGATGAGTTTATGAAACAAATGATGTTTAGAGGTAGAATGGCTGCTCAAATACATGAGTTAATACTTAAAAACCATCCTGAAATAGCAACTGGTTCTGTTGCTCCTATCAGACAAAAAGCTGAATACAAAGCTAAATTTGAAGAATATCAAAATCTTTATATAGATAAAGATGGTTCTGCAATAGATGTTAATGATTTAACACCAGCTCAACAATCTCAATTAAGAACTGAAGATACAAAAGAATTAAACACTCCTTTAAGATTTGCACAAGAAGGCACATACACACAAACAGCAGCAGTAGATGATGTTTTAACAGGTAAGCCAGCAACCCCTAACATAACTCAAGGTGTTTTAGACATTACTTCTAAGAACAGCGGTAAATGGATGAGAGTAATGGGATTACATTTTATTAACACACCATCAAACTTAATACGTTGGAACATGCAGCACCTTCCTTTAGTAGGTAGGTTTCAATTAGAAATGCGTCAGCTGTTAAGAATGAAAGATGGTAGTTTATTTAATCCTATTAAACACAACATTAAAGACGCTGTAGACCCTGAAGCAGCTGCTGAAGCTATGGCACGTATACAAGCTGGTTATATGATATGGGGTGTAGCAGTTATGGCAGCCATGCAAGGAAAAGTAACTGGCGGTGGCTCTAGGGATTATAGAGTAAATGAAGAAAAAACTAAAACAACTGGATGGCTTCAATATGCTTCACGAGGAGATGACGGAAGTTATGTACAGTTTAATAGACTAGACCCACTAGCAACTCCTTTTGCTATGGCAGCTGATATTACAGAAATGATGGAAGACTTTTATGGAGTGAATCCTGACATTCCCAATGAAATAGAAACTCAGTGGACTGAACTTTCTATGGGAGCAGTGGCTACAATAGTTAGAAATATGTCTTCTAAATTTTATACTCAAAATATTATTGAATCAGCTAACATGTTATTGAGTGATGACGCTTTACGTATGCGTGCTCCTGACAGAGTATTTGGCAGTATAGTGGCAAGAGGAATATATAAATTTACACCACTCTCAGGTTCATTAAGATATGCCAACAGGGTTGGTGATGAATTTCAAACTGATTTATATGACTTTACTGACCGCATGAAACGGCTCGACCCAACAGGCAACGCTGGTGTAATGCCAGCTCGTGATATGTTTGGTAATAAAGTACCAAGAAATAAAGGGTGGCTGTTTGGTTTTGAAGTGGGCTCATCTCCTTTTCCTTATACAACTTGGTCTAATCCAACTATTTCTGCATTTTTTAAAGATAGAGATTTTAATTATGTAAGACCAAATTATAAAGTGCCTTCTGTTAATTTAGATTTAAGAGACATTAAATCAGACACTGGTCAAACAGCTTATGATTACATGTTAGAATCTAAATCCAATGTCACATTTAATTACAAAGGAAAAAAACTTAAACTTAAACAATATGTTGAAGCTTTGATTATGGATAAAAAAAGTCCTTTATATAATAGACCATCATTAGGATATACCATTGACGACATGCAACAAGCTTATATTTTATCTGTTGTCAACAAAGCTGAAAAAAGGGCTTGGAAAGATACTCGTAAGAAATTTCCAATTATAGACAAAACCGTTAAAGATACTAAATTATTTGATATAGCTGGGAAACGTAGATATAACAAAGAACGTTTCTTAGAAAATATTTTAGATATAGACGGTGGTGAAAACTAAGACAGTAAAGTACCCGTCTTAGAAGAATCAATTTAGAGGAAACACATGGCAAACAGTTTTGTAAGGTATACAGGTAACGGAAGCACAACCGCTTACTCAGTGCCATTTAGCTATAGAGCACAAGAAGATGTCACTATTACTATAGATGGTGTAGCAACTACAGCATTTACATTTAATGGTGCTGGTACACAGGTTACATTTACCTCAGCTCCAGCGTCGTCTACAGCTATAGAAATCCGTAGAACCACAAGTCAGGGCACTAAGCTCGTAGATTATGCGTCAGGTTCAGTACTAACAGAATCAGATTTAGACACGGATAGTGACCAAGCGTTCTTTATGTCTCAAGAGGCTATTGATGACGCTGGTGACGTAATTAAGTTATCTAACG